TAACAAAACATTTTAAAGTAGGTCGTGTTCGTTTTCTAATGAAACCACCTCGTACTTGTTTATCTTGGCATAGGGATCCAGAAAAGAGATTGCACATTCCTATTATTACAAATAAAGGATGTAGGATGATAATTGAGGATACTTGTACATATATGCCAGCAGATGGTTCTGCTTACATAACAGATAATACAAAGTATCATAATTTTTTTAACGGTAGTGAAATTGATAGAGTTCATTTAGTAGCTACATTATTAGAGGAGTAAAATGAAAAAGTATATAGATTGGTTACTATATAAACAAGTACCTGCTTATGTGGTATTGTTATTAGTAATAGTTTGTTTATTGCTTGTGGGTTGTACAATACCTAAAAATCCAAGTTTAACACTTGGAAAGAAATGTGTAATCAATGATGATTCTGTTGCGTGGAGTTATGTATGGTTATATGATAAAGAAAAAGGTTTTACAGGTAACAAGGAAAATTGCGAACAAATAGCAGACATACATAAACAAATAGATTAGATAATAAGGTTATATAATGATATATGATAATTCAAGTATATTTGTAGGAAATAATAATTTCTACACCATCTTTTTAGAAAAGAATCAGGAAGTTATAGAACAACTTGAAGGTAGAGATATTTACCTTTATGATGATATTTCTATGTTTGCTGATTACGTTGACCTAAAATATCCACCTAAATTATATGAGAATAGGAAAGCTTATTCTATTATGTTGGTAAAAGGTGAAACAAAAATTGGTGCTGCTGGTTTAATATATCTAGGTAAAGGTATTTGGAATTATTATGTAGTTGGTGATGAAGATATTATACCATTTCTTAAAGCAATAGTATTTGGCGAACAAATCAGAGCAAAGAAATTAATTAACCCATTAGCAGACGATAGTTTTGTACAATGAATGTATTGATAACAGGATCAGAAGGTTTTATTGGTAAAAATTTAAGTAAGTATCTTTGGAATAGAGGATATAAAATAGTTCCGTGGGACAATAAACACAATAAACCTTTAAGAGACTTTACTACAAGTTCTTTACTTGGTATTGATTACGTTATACATTTAGCAGCTAAAGCTGGTGTAAGACAAAGTATTAACGAACCAGATGAGTATTGGGAAACAAATGTAGAAGGTAGTAAAAGATTATTTGATATTTGTTATGCAGAAGAAGTACCAGTTATCTATGCTTCAAGTTCCAATGCGAAATATTGGTGGATGTCTCCATATGCGACAACCAAAAAGGCAATGGAAGGTTTAGCATATCCTGGTCAAATAGGTTTAAGATTTACAACCGTATATGGACCTGGTGGTAGAGAGAATATGTTTATTACAAAATTGAAAAATGGTACATTGAAATATGTAACCGATGGACATAAAAGAGATTTTATCCACGTGGAAGATGTATGTAGTGCTATTCATACTTTAATGACAACTCCTAATAAAGACTTTATCTCACAAATTTTAGATGTAGGTCTAGGGTCAGCATATGATATAAAATCATTAGCTAATATGTCTGGTCAGTATAATTGGGAAATAAAAAAAGGCGAACCTACAGAGGTCGCCTCTAATCAATGTCAAAATAATGAAATGAGAGCGTTAGGCTGGGAGCCAACACACTCTCTTTATGAATATCTTGATTTTAACGATAATACAAACTAAAGGTATCAGCGCCAAACATATGGCAAAAAGACTGGGGTCTTTTATAACCAGGTTTTGAACAACCTCTATATCTGTATCTTACTTTTTTAGCTCTTCTTGAAGCGCTAACTTCTTTAAAATAACTTAAATATTTGATTGGTATATTAGACGCAATACAAGAACCTTTAAAAGTTCCTTTGTAAGTTTCTAAATGTTTAACTAAAAGAGGATTTACGACTCTTTCAAAGACTTTACGTCTTCTATCTTTAGGTAGAGCTTGCATTATTCAGACCTCCCCATAGTATAAACAGACAAAACGCCTGAAATTAACATAATTACAGACATTACAAAGAACATAGTCCAGTTCTCATTGCCTAAACAATGGCCACCACAATCTTCTATGTAGCCAACTGCCATAATTCCTGATAAAATTGTTATCAAGGGTAGTAAGTTTTTCATATTGTATCCTTTCTCACTTTATACACTAAATATACACTAAAATAGAGCTAGAGTCAAGCGAAAAAAGCAGAAAAATCAACATTTTTTTAAAAAATATGAGCAAAAAAGTGAGTAAAATCAACATTTTAACAACATTGATGTTCTTACTTTGTTCTATTTTACTCAATTCTTGCGTGAATATCACGGATTGCAGACTTTCTCCCGATTATGAGCGAATCGCCGAATCAATGGAAGAAAATAAAAGCGATTTAAGACAAACTGAGCTAAAATCAGCGTTATTTTCTTGTTCTTTTTGATAAATATCTGTAGAAAAGGAAAAATATGTCATATTGTAATAATTGTGGTCGTAAAAGTCATTGTGGAAGCAAAATAAGTGAAGACGCCGAAGATGGATTAACAGGTGAATCATATTCTTATGAAATTTGTAGGCATTGTAGATGTGAAAATTGCACAAAGACAGAATCCGAAAAAAAACAAGACGAATTGGAACCTATAAACTAATGCCAGCAGTAGCAAGAGGAAATCAAGTAGATACGGTAGCAACAAATCACGTTTGTACCGGTGAAACGACTACAAATGAATGTTCCGGAAATGTTAAAGTTAATGGTATAGGCATTGTACGTAGAAACGACAAGTGTACATCACATACTTGGCCTCCATTACCACCTTGCCCTATGCATTCTCCACCTTTAGACGCTAAGTATTCAGCAACCGTTTTTGTAAATAGTGAAAATCTTGCATACGTAGGTTCCCAATACAATGGATCAGAAGATATTACTTCTGGTTCAGATAATGTCAATTCTGGCTAAGTTTTTCATATAAATATTAGCACTATGGCAATATATGACGCTTCAGCAGTAAATAAAAGTAAAAGGTTATCTAGAATCTATAAAGATTTAGATATGGACTTTGCTAAAAATCCGACAACAAAAGATGTTGCTACGGTAGAGGATGTTGTTGCAGTTAAAAGAGCAGTTAGAAACCTAGTACAAACGAATTTTTATGAGAGACCTTTTCATCCAGAATTAGGTTGTGGTATTAGAGAATTACTTTTTGAAAATTATGATCCTATAACAGGCGTATTTTTAAAAAGAAAAATAGGTGAAGTATTAACTAACTATGAGCCAAGAATTGATGTACAACAAATATCAATTGATGACGATCCAGATAGAAATAGATTGGTATGTGATATACAATTTTATGTAAAAGGCACCCAAGATCCGGTATCGGTTACTACATACTTACAAAGGTTAAGATAATAAATGGCAAGCAATAAATTAAATGTATCAGAATTAGATTTTGATCAAATAAAAGCAAACTTAAAAACTTTTTTACAAGGTCAAACAGCATTTCAAGATTATAATTTTGAAGGTTCTAGTTTTGCAGTTCTATTAGACGTATTATCCTATAATACTCACTATCTGTCCTACATTGCTAATATGTCAGCAAATGAAATGTTTTTAGATAGTGCTGATATTAGAAATAATATTGTATCACTTGCTAAGATGTTAGGATATACTCCTACATCACCTAGATGTCCAAGAGCTTCAGTTGATATAAAAGTAAATGGTGCTACAGGTTCTTCGGTCACTATGAACAAAGGAACAATCTTTACATCTATTGTTGATGGCGCAACTTATCAATATGTGAATAACGAAGATATTACAATTACACCTTCTGATGGTGTTTATAATTTTTCAGATGTTACCTTATACGAAGGAACATTGGTCACATACAAATATACTAATAATGAATTAGATGTTGACCAAAAATTTGTAATACCAAATGCTAATGTTGATACTACAACATTACAAGTTTCAATACAGAATAGTAATACAGATACTACTACAGAAGTTTATACTTTAGCTAATGGTTATGAAAGTTTAGATGGAACAAGTAAAGTATATTTTGTTCAAGAATCTGGCGATGGAAAATTTGAAATTTATTTTGGTGATGGTATAACTGGTAAAAAATTATCAGATGGTAATATTGTAATAATGGAATATGTGATTACTAATAAAGAAGATTCAAATGGAGCAGGTACATTTACATTATCAGGAACGATTGGTGGATATTCAGATATAACTCTTACAACAAACTCTAATTCTCAAGGTGGTTCTGAAGCTGAGGGAAGTGAGTCAATTAAATTTAATGCACCATTACAATATGCAAGTCAAGACAGAGCGGTAACAACTACTGATTATGAAACATTAACTCAATCACTTTATCCAAATGCTCAATCAGTAAGTGCTTGGGGTGGTGAAGATGATGAGACGCCAAGATATGGTCAAGTTAAAATTGCAATTAAGGCTGCTTCAGGTTCTACATTAACTGAACAAACAAAAGCAGATTTAGTTTCTAAATTAAAAAAATTCAATGTTGCTTCGGTAACTCCAGTAATTGTTGATCCAGAGGTTACTTCTGTATTGGTTACAAGTACGGTTAAATATGATCCAAATAAAACTGCTAAGACTAAAGAAACATTAAAAGCAGAATTAATTAATACACTTACAGAATATAATAATGATAACTTACAAAAGTTTGACGCAGTATTCAGATTTTCAAAACTTTCTACTTTATTTGACTCAACTGATACAAGTATCTTATCTAACATATCAAAAATAAAAATTAGAAAAGATTTCCAACCAGTATTACTTACATCAACAAAGTATAATATCTATTTTAGAAATGCATTGTATAATCCACACGCTGGACATAATGCAAGTGCTGGTGGTATTTTATCATCAACAGGATTTAAAATAGATGGTTATGAACAAGAAATGTTTTTAAATGATGATGGTGTTGGTAATATTAGATTATATTATTCAAGTGGTGGTCAACAAACATATTTAAATGAAACGCAAGGTACAATAGATTATGGTACTGGTGCTATTACAATCAATTCATTAAACGTAAAAGAAATTTCAAACATAAGAGGAGCAACTTCAACCGTAATAGAGTTAACCGTAAGTCCGAATTCAAACGATATAGTTCCTGTAAGAGACCAAATTGTGGAAGTAGATATAGCTAATTCCTCAATAGCTGCTGAGGCAGATACAATAGTAGGTGGTGGTTCAGACGCAGGTGTTGGTTATACTACCTCTTCAAGTTATTAATGACAAATGGCAAAGTTTAATGATAAAATTAGTTCAATAATCCAGTCTCAACTACCGGAATTTGTAGTTGAACAACATCCTAAATTTGCTGAATTTTTACAAACTTATTATCAATTATTAGAATCTGCTGAATTAAAAGTTAAGAGTGTCCAAACAACCGAGGGCATTCTATTAGAAACAGAAACTCCACAAACAAACAAATTAATTTTAGACGCTGGTGCTTATGGTACCGGTAGAACACAACTACACGCTGGTGATAATATTGCTTTAGAGGAAAGTCAATATGGAAAATTTACTAATGGCGAAACAATTACAGGACAAACTTCAAAAGCAACAGCAGCTATTCTTACGGAAGATTTAGTTAATGCTAAATTATATATTTCAGCTCAAAGTAAATTTATAAATGGTGAGACTATTATTGGAGATAGTTCTAATGCAAATGCTATAATTACAGGTTATAGTCCTGCTCCAGTACATAATATATCAGACTTAACAAAATTTAGAGATCCAGATAATACACTTTCTTTTTTCTTATCTAATTTTAGAGAAGAATTTTTAAAAACATTACCAGAAGATTTAGCAGAAGGTGTTGATAAAAGAAATTTAATTAAAAATGTTCGTTCTCTTTACAGAGCAAAAGGTACACAAAAAGGACACGAATTATTTTTTAGATTATTATTTAATGAACCTTCTGAAACAATTTATCCTAGAGAACAAATTTTAAGAGTATCAGATGGTAAATGGAATACTCAAAAGTTAATAAGAACAATTGATACTTTAGGTGGTGATACTTCTGATTTAATTGGTAGAACAATTACAGGACAAAGTTCAAACGCAACTGCTATTGTAGAAAATGTTATTAAGTTTCAAATAGGTGCTTATGATGTTTCTGAATTTACAATAAACGAAGAATCAATTAATGGTACATTTATTGTTGGTGAAGAAATAAGAGGTACTGAATCGGAAATTAGTGATAGTTATATTAAAGCAACTATAACAGGTATTCCTGGAAATAAAATAATACAAAATGATGGTTCTTTATATAACAAAGCAGATTTCGTAAAAATTGTTGGTGGTGGTAATAGTGCTTTCTTTACTATTGATTCAATTGGCGATGGAAGTATAGATGAAATTATTATTGATAATGCAGGAACAAATTATACAATTGGAGATAAATTAGTTTTTGATAATGCAACAACACACGGTAATGGTGTTGCAGGATTTGTTTCAGTAGTTAGTGGTGCTGTTGCAGGTGAAACAGACCTTGGCGCTGAACATATAGTATTAGAAGACTATACACAAATACAAGATACGTATGCTGGTAATAAAATTGTACAAGAAGTTGGAACAGGTAATGGAGAAATTACAGATGTCTTTATATCTGATGGTGGTCAAAGTTATCAAAATCTTCCAGCAATAACAATTAATACAGCAACAGGTAATTCAGGTATTCTTAAAGCCTATGGTAGTCAAATTGGAAGAATCACAGGAATAAAAACAACAGAGTTAGGAGTTGGTTATGATAATTCTCCTACACCTCCTCAATTACAAATGGTAAGTAATTTGATTTTAAAAGGACATTCAGGTACTT